GGTCTGATGGGAGTGTCACAAGCAGTATAACGGGCAAGCCACACCGGCACGAGAGCATTACATCGACGATATTATCCCGGACGGCATTTAAGGAGGTGACGGTACATGGCAGACAGTTTCGGACTAAAGATCGGTCTTGAGGGCGAAAAAGAATTCAAAAAAGCGCTGGCGGATATCAACCAGTCTTTCAAGGTGCTCGGCTCCGAAATGAAGCTCTCCACCTCTCAGTTCGATAAAAATGACAAATCCGTGGAGGCTCTCGCCGCACGGAACAAGGTGCTGCGAAAAGAGATCGACGAGCAGACAACAAAAATCGACACCCTTCGCAAGGCTCTGCAGAATGCCGCCACCTCCTTTGGAGAGAACGACCGCCGCACCCAGAACTGGCAGATCCAACTCAACAATGCCGAAGCCGCCCTCAACGACATGAACCGGGAACTGGACGAGAACGAAAAAGCCATCAAGGAGGGCGGCAAGGCTGCGGAGGAATCCGGCAGTAAGTTTGAAGGCTTCGGCAAGGTTCTCAAAACCGTAGGTGTGGCACTCGGTGCTGTGGCCGTCGCCGCAGGTGCCGCCGCCGTGAAGCTCGGCAAAGAGGTCATCGCCGCCTATGCTGACTATGAGCAGCTGGTCGGCGGTGTTGACACCTTGTTCAAGGACTCCTCGCAGGAGATCCAGCGGTATGCCGCCAATGCATACAAAACGGCAGGGCTTTCCGCCAACGAGTACATGGAGACGGTCACGGGCTTTTCCGCAAGCCTGATCCAGTCTCTCGGCGGTGATACCGAAAAGGCCGCAAAGTATGCGGATATGGCCATTACGGATATGTCCGATAATGCCAATAAGATGGGTACGGATATGTCCTCCATCCAGAACGCATACCAAGGTTTCGCCAAGCAGAACTACACGATGCTTGACAACCTCAAGCTGGGCTATGGCGGCACAAAGCAGGAAATGGAGCGACTGCTCGCCGATGCGGAGAAGATATCCGGCGTCAAGTACGACATCTCCTCCTACGCAGATGTGGTGGAAGCCATTCACGTCATGCAGGAGAGCATGGACATTGCCGGTACGACCGCAAAAGAAGCGGAAGCCACCATTTCCGGCTCTGTCAATGCGCTGAAATCCGCCGTGTCGAACCTCATCGTAGGCTTCGGCGATGCGGACGCTGACATGGAGCTGCTATGCAACAACATGGTGGATGCCTTCAAGACCGTGGTGGCGAACATCACCCCGGTTATTGAGAACATCGTGGCGGCTCTGCCCACGGCGCTGGATGCTCTGCTGACGGCTGTGGGTGAACTGCTGCCCACACTGCTGGAAGCAGTCACCGAACTGTTCTCGCAGGTGCTGGAAACGCTGCTTTCTTTGCTTCCGCAGCTTATCCCGGCGGCGGTGTCTGCGCTCATGACCATCGTGAATACGCTGATTGAGAATCTGCCCCTGCTTATTGAGGCTGCGGTTCAGTTGGTGTCCACGCTGGTGACCGGCATTGCGGATGCACTGCCTACGCTCATTCCGGCAGCGGTGCAGGCTATCGTCACCATCGTGCAAGGTCTGGTGGACAGTCTGCCGATGCTCCTTGACGCAGCCTTACAGCTTATAACAGGGCTTGCCCAGGGACTATTGGACGCACTGCCCGTGCTGATTGCAGCTCTGCCGGAGATCATCAACGGTATCATTACCTTTCTGCTGGATTCGATTCCGCAGATCATCGAAGCAGGCATCCAGCTTATGACTTCGCTGGTGACTGCCTTGCCGGATATCATTATGGCAATCGTGGAAGCTATCCCGAAAATCATTGATGGCATTATCAATGCTGTGCTGAACGCTATCCCTCAGATTATCCAAGCAGGCATCGACCTGCTGATCTCGCTGATACAGGCTTTGCCGCAGATCATCACGACAATCGTGCAGGCGATTCCGCAAATCATCTCCGGCATTGTCAATGCTCTCATCGGAAACATCGATAAGATCATCATGGCAGGCGTTCAGTTGTTCGTTGCGCTGATTGAAAACCTTCCCACCATCATCGTGGAGATCGTCAAGGCCGTGCCGCAGATCATTGCGGGTATCGTGAAAGCCTTCGGCTCTCTGATGTATAAGATCGTGGAGATCGGCGGCAACATCGTCAAGGGACTGTGGAGCGGTATTACCCAGCTTGCCTCGTGGCTGTGGGATAAGGTGTCCGGGTGGATCTCCTCCATCTGGGACGGCATCTGCGATTTCTTCGGTATCCATTCGCCCTCAAAGGAAATGGCATGGGTCGGTGAAATGCTGGTCAAGGGTCTGGCTGGCTCCATTGACGACAACGGCGATGAAGCGGTCAAAGCCGCAGAAGGGATGGCAGAGGACATCAACGGCGTCATGGGCGACCTTGCTCACGATATGCAGACGGCTCTGCCCACCGACTTTGACGTGAACGGCTCGATCCGCTCTGCCGTGGACGGTGTGGTCGGTAAGGCGGCATCCGCTTTCACCATCGCCCTGAACATCACGAACTTCAACAATTACAGCAGCGAGGACATCCGTCAGCTCACCAATGAAGTCATGGAAACGGCGAACCAGTTCGCCCAGCGGAAAGGAGTGGTATTCGCATGACCTATTTTACCTACAACGGCCGCAGTTCCGCTGAGTTCGGTCTGCATATCGAGAAGAAGGACGTGTTCTCCGCACCGGAGTACGATGCGGAGTTCATCTCCATTCCCGGCAGGAATGGCGACATCATCAATCCGAACCGCCGCTTTGCCAACATCAAGGTGACCTACACAGTGTTCCTCGCTCGGAAGAATATAGCCGCACTTGCCGCTGTCCTGCGGGACATTAAGGGCTGGCTTTATTCCGAGCCGGACAGATACCACGAAATCACTGACTCCTACGATGCGGAGTATTTCCGCTACGGCGTCATCTCCGGCAGTCTGGACATTGAGGAACAGCTAAACAAGGTCGGCAGTTTCACCGTGACCTTCAACTGCAAGCCCTACAAATACAGTTTTGCGGGACAGGAGGTTTTAGCATCCGGCACCAGAAGGTTGTCTGTAACCAATCCCACCGCTTTCACAAGCAAACCCTACATCAAAATATATGGAGGCGGCACAGTACGGCTTATGATTCAGCCGGAGGGCGAAGGTACGAACCTGTGGACGATTTCAGAGGTCGACGAAACCATCGAAATTGACAGCGAACTTATGAATTGCTTTAAGGATACCACCCTCAAAAATGATACCGTTACCGGCGACGGCTTTCCTATGCTCAAGCCGGGAACGACCACCATCGCCTGTGCAGGAAATGTGCAGCGGATCGAGGTCATTCCGAGGTGGTGCTGTCTGTAAGGTCGCTCCCGATTGTAAGCGGTAGAAAAATTCAAAAAGGTATGGTATAATGTTTTTAGGTGAGGACGACAAATCGGAATTTTTTGTGGAGGTGTTTATATGATATTCCTAAAGGTATTGGCTGTAGTTCTGGGATTGGCCTTCCTTCTGTTTGGATACTTCATTTACTTTAAAAAGAAATACAATCTTATCAACGGTTTTGAGGCGGACTTCAAAGCCGGTCGGAAGAAAGAAGAATACGCAAAGAAAGTGGGAATGGTAGAGTTTGTTGTTGGTATAGTTCTGCTTATCACAGGTGTTGCACTTATTCTGTTTGCCTAATAAATTCCTATTTGTCAATCTACAAGTAACTCATTTTCATTCAACCACCAGGGAGAAATCCCCGGTGGTATTTTTATGCCCGGAAGGAGCTGACAGCCTATGATTCCAGTCCTATACCCGCCCAATGCAACGGATTTTTCCACCTTCGGTCTTGGCGTACTGACGGACACCATTTCCTGCGAAGTGACCGAAGAGCGAAACGGTGTGTTTGAGTGTCTGCTCAAATACCCGGTCAGCGGTCAGCACTACGGGCTAATCACCAAGGAGTGCATCATCAAGGCAAAACCCAACGATACTGCCGCCGACCAGGCGTTCCGCATTTACCGCATCACAAAGCCATTGAACGGCATCGTCACCATCTACGGTCAGCACATCTCCTATGACCTTGCCAATGTGCCGGTGTTGCCTTTTTCGACGGAGAGTCGCTCTCCTCAGCTCATTCTCTCGCAGCTCCTTGCCGGAGATACACGCTTCACGGGCTGGACGGACTACTCGGATGCAAAGGCGTTTTCCGTCACGCAGCCGAAAAGCGTCCGTGCCTGCCTCGGCGGTACGGAAGGCTCCATGCTCTCCAAATGGTACGGCGAGTTTGAGTGGGACAACTTCACGGTAAAGTTCCATTCGCACCGTGGGCAGAAGACCGGCGTGGTCATTGAATACGGCAAGAACCTCACCGCCTTGGAGCAGGACGAGGACAACAGCGGCGTGTATACCGCATTGCTCCCGTATGCCGTATACACGCCGGAAGGCTCGGACACCGAAATGGTGATCACGCTGCCGGAGGTCACGCTCCCCATTGTGACCTCGGAGATCGTCCGGGCGAAAACGCTCATCATGGATTTCTCCGACCAGTTTGACGGAGTTGTGACCGAGGAAGCCCTCCGAGCGAAAGCCAACAGCTACATCAAAGCAAATCCGCTGGGTGCGACCATCCCTACGGTGAAGGTGTCCTTTGAGCCGCTCTGGAAACAGCCGGAGTATTCGGCACTCTTGGAGCGGGTCAATCTCTGCGATACCGTCACCATTCGGCACTCGCTGCTGGGTGTCAGCGTGTCGGCTATGGTCATTGAAACCGTGTACGACACCCTCGCCGAACGATACAAGAGCATTTCTCTCGGTCAAAGCAAGTCCAGCATGATCACCACCATCTCCGAGGTGCAGTCCACGGTCGACAAGGTGGAGTCCACGGTGGGACGCTTTCCAAAGCTGCTCCAAACCGCCATCGGTAAAGCCACCGGACTTATCACCGGTCAGAGCGGCGGCTATGTGGTTATTAACACAGACAGCGAAAGTGGGCAGCCCCACGAGCTGCTCATTCTGGACGCACCATCCATTGACGATGCTGTGAATGTCTGGCGGTGGAATGTGGGCGGCTTGGGATTTTCCCGTAACGGCTACAACGGCCCCTACGAAACCGCCATCACGGCAGACGGTCAGATCGTCGCGGACTTCATCACCTCCGGCTCCTTGGTGGCCAACATCATCAAGGCGGGTGTTATCCAGTCGCAGGATGGCTCGTCTTATTGGGATTTGGAGAGCGGCGAGGTCGTGCTTCGCGCCTATGTTTCAACCGATGAATTTGCGGAGAAAAGTGCGTATTTTCAGCAGAACGTGGATGGGCTGAACAGCTATGTGGCGACCCTCACCGAAACCGTGGAAACGGTGTCCAACGACCAGGGCGTCCTGGAGGAACGGGTGCTGAACTCCGAAAGCCGTGTTTCGGAATTGGAACACACGGTGGATGGACTGTCCGTCACCATGCAGGAGCAGTACATCGGCGGCATCAACTATGTGCAGAATTCCTCCGGGCTGAACGGCATCACGGACGATTGGAGCTACTCCGGTACGGTGAAAACGGATGCCTCCACAGATACGCAAAACAACACCATTTCCGACTCCTGCTTTGTGCTGGGCGCATACTCCTCGTTGTCGCAGTACATCCGAGGGGTGGTTCCCGGCACTTATACGATCTCGGTTCGGGCAAAGAAAACCTCGACCATGTCTGGGTATTTCTATGTGACCTACAACGGGAACAAGACCAAGTACCTGTTCAATAAGTCCACGGCGTTTGACTGGACGGATTACTCCGTAACGCTCACGGATGTGACCGACCCCACGCTGCGTATTTACTGCTACTGTCGGGATGCGTCCATTTATCTCGCCGACATCATGATTTCCGAAGGAGCGATTCCCCGAAAGTGGACGCCTGCACCTAACGAGATCTACACGCAGGAGGTCAAGATCGACAAGCGGGGCATCGAGGTATCCAACAGCGCATCGTCTCAGCGGACGGTCATCACGAACACGGAGTTCGCCGGTTATTACAACGATGAGGTGATCTTTACCCTGAACAAGGACGAAACGCAGACTAAGAAAACCACGGTGGACGGCGAGCTGACCGTGGGCAAAACGAAGTTTGTCCCGATGCCGACGGCGTCCGAAGGGCTGAACATCGTCATTCTGGATTAAGGAGGGAAAGCTATGGCAACTTGGAAAAGCGCGGCATACGATGGGCGCTATCTTCAACTGGACATTTCGGAAAGCGTAAATGTGGTCGGTAACAGCTCGACACTTTCCTGGACGCTGACCTCTACCGGCGGCGCATCCACTTACTACACCATTGACACGACCACTGTAACGATCAACGGTACGACCGTCTACTCAAAGGAACGTACCTATTGGGATGACCGTGTTTTCCCGGCAAAGAAAGGTTCTGTCAGTGGCACGATTACTGTAGCTCACAACAGCAACGGCAGCAAAACGATTGCGGTCGGATTCTCGACCCGTGTTTATATCTACGGTTCACAGGAATACGGCGGCAGCATGACGCTGACTACCATTGACCGCTCTGCTCCCACAGTTACATTCAGTACATCGAATGTCACGGCAAACGGGTTCAAAATCTCCGCTACATCCTCTGCCACGGCGGACGTCTGGCAGTACAGCACAAACGGCGGTTCGAGCTGGACGCAGTTCTCAACGACGGCATCCACCAGTGCCAGTGTGACGATCACCTCGCTCTCACCGAATACAAGCTACACGGTGAGGGTCAGAGCAAGGCGGCAGTACAACCATGTCTACGGCACTTCCGGCAGTTCCACGGTCAAGACGCTGGGCGGTGCTGTGGTGAATAGTGTCAACACGGTGACGGCGGACAATGCCACGGTTTCCATTACCGTCAATGTGACCGTGTACGAAGCCTCCTACACCAATACGCTGGTGCTCAAAAACGGCAGCACGACCATCCTGACTATTTCCGGGCTTTCCTGGTCGAAGGGCACGGCGAACCGCATGGTCACGCTGACATCGGCGCAGAGAACAACGCTGTTGAACGCTATGGCATCCATCAAGTCGTTCACAGGTACCTTTGCGGTTTCGTCTTACAGCGGGTCTACGCAGATCGGCAGCACCTCAAGCAAGACTGCCACGGTACTGACCACGGCAACCAATTCTGCTCCGACCATAAGCGGATTCACTTATGCTGACAGCTACACGACCACAAAGAACCTCACGGGCAACGATCAGCTGTTCGTACAGGACTACTCGACCCTCAAGGTCACGCCCGGAACGGCAACTGCAAAAAACGGTGCCAGTATTTCCAATTACACAGCTTCCTGCAACGGGCTGTCATCCTCTAACACTACCGGCTCTGCCTTATCTGTTGGAAAGATCGCCAAGTCCGGCAGCGTAACGGTCACGCTCACGGTCACGGACTCCCGCGGTTATACCGCCAGCGTTTCCCAAACTATTACGGTCATCCCATACGCAAAGCCGAAGGTGTCCTCGGTGACGCTCCGACGAACCAACGACATTGAAGCGGAAATGCAACTCAAATTCAGCGGCTCTATTTCTGCTGTTACCGTAGACGGGACGCAGAAAAACAGCGTGGTTTATGTGCGGTATCGGTACAAGAAAACCAGTGAGAGCAGTTACGGCAGCTACACCAGCATCTATTCCGGCACGACAAAAAGCGGAACCTCTTTCAGCTACTCCAATTTGGAACTGTGCAATCTGGATGCCAACAGTTCCTACGACCTTCATCTACAGATCCAAGACAAGCTCTATTCTTTGAGCAGTCTGGATCTGTATTTTACTGTTCCGCAGGGTACGCCCCTCATTGCGCTTCGGAAAAAGAAGGTCGGCATCAACACGCCGGAGCCACAAGCCATGCTGGATGTTGCCGGGGATATGCGGGTGGATGGCTCACCCCTTGCGGATTTTGTCATTCAGCAAGGGACAAGCGGCATCTGGAATTACCGTAAATGGAAAAGCGGTACAGCGGAATGTTGGGGTCAGTATTCCTTTACGACCGCCATTTCGACGGCATGGGGCGTGCTCTATGAGAGCGGCGCAATTGCGCTCCCTAATTTTCCATTTACCTTCGCGGAAATTCCTCATGTCCATATCTCCACGGAGAACAGCAATTACGCCATGTTTGTGGAGCGAGGCAGTTCGAGTAGCTGGTCTACAACGACCAACCCCGGAAAGATATTTGCCGTAAGACCAAATACGGTACCATCGGCAACCTACAAAGTATCAATCTATGCTATCGGAAAAGCGTGACGCTCCGGCGTCACTTTTTTCATACCCATTTTTAATCTCAAAGGAGGACAAACAACATGAAAGAATTCTGGACGACCATTCAGGTGGTGTTCGCCGGAATCGGCGGCTGGCTGGGATGGTTCTTGGGAGGATGTGACGGCTTGCTTTATGCGCTTCTGGCTTTCGTAGTCATCGACTACATCACCGGCATCATGTGCGCCGTGGTGGATAAGAAGCTGTCCAGCGAAGTCGGTTTCAAGGGCATTTTCAAAAAGGTGCTCATCTTCGCTCTGGTTGGCATCGGGCATATTCTCGACACCCGCGTCATCGGCAGCGGTTCGGTGATGCGTACCGCCGTCATTTTCTTCTATTTGTCGAATGAGGGCGTGTCCCTGTTGGAAAACGCCGCATACCTGGGACTGCCCATTCCGCAGAAGCTGAAATCCGTTCTGGAGCAGCTTCATGACCGCAGTGAAAAGGAGGATGAATAACATGGCTTACACGAACAGCCCCCTGGTGTCCTACACCAAACTCAGCCCGAACCATTCCGGGCAGCGCACCCACAGCATTGACCGCATCACGCCTCACTGCGTGGTGGGTCAGTGCTCGGTGGAAACGCTGGGCAACATCTTTTTGCCGACCTCACGGCAGGCAAGCAGCAACTACGGCATCGGCGTGGACGGTCGGGTCGGGATGTATGTGGAAGAGAAAAACCGCTCCTGGTGCTCCTCCTCCGCAGCCAACGACCAGAGAGCTATCACCATCGAGTGTGCCAGCGACAACACCGAGCCTTACGCTTTCAAGGATATGGTGTACAAGAGACTCATCGAGCTTTGCACCGATATCTGCAGGCGCAACGGCAAAACCAAGCTGCTCTGGCTGGGCGATAAGGCCAAGACGCTCAACTACACCCCGAAATCTGACGAGATGGTGCTGACCGTCCACAGATGGTTTGCGAACAAGAGCTGCCCAGGCAACTGGATGTATGCCCGTATGGGTGATCTGGCATCCAGGGTCACGGCAGCTCTCGGCGGGGATGTAAAGCCTGCCGACCCAGTCAAGCCCACCGGGTCTATCAAGACCGGTGACCTCGTGACCATCACAGGCAGCACCTACTATGGCGGCAAATCCATTCCCGGCTGGGTGAAGAAGCTCCGCTGGTATGTGGTCGAGGTCAGCGGTGACCGTGCGGTCATCAATAAGGACGAGTCCGGCAGATACGCCATCATGTCGCCGGCCAAGACCTCTGCGCTTGCCTTGGCAGGCACGAAACCCGCCGATGACTACCGCATCCATACCGTGGCGCATGGCGACACCCTCTGGGCAATCGCTAAGAAGTATCTCGGCAACGGCAGCCGCTACAAGGAGATTGTCAGTCTGAACGGATTGAAAAGCAATGTCATCTACAGCGGTATGAAGCTCAAGATCCCGAATAAATAATCTTTGCATACGCCCTCTGCGGATTCATTTCCGTGGAGGGCATTATTTTTTTGCGGACCAGACAGGCGTTTTCCTTCCAGTTGGTACTGAGGCAAACCCTCGGACTGGAGGAAAACTCTATGACAGATTGGCAGAGAGAACAAATACGAATATTGCGCTTACAGGGCGTCAGTTATGTGAAAATCGGCGAGCAACTCGGAATTTCGGATAATACGGTGCGCTCCTTTTGCCGCCGCAGCGGGCTGGGTGACAGTGCAAAGAATGCCGTTGCCTGCAAGCAGTGTGGGAAGTTGATAAAAATCATCCCTAAGCAGAAGCCGAAAAAGTTCTGCTCAGACGCCTGCCGCACTGCATGGTGGAAGTCACACCCGGAGTGCGTCAACCGAAAAGCTGTTTATGCGTACACCTGTGCCTGCTGCGGACGTCATTTTACTGCCTATGGAAATAATCATAGAAGGTACTGCTCTCACGCCTGCTATATTGCAGATCGCTTCGGAAGGGAGCGTGGCTGTGATGAATGACGCCTACAGAGAGCGGCTGGAGCAGTATTTTGCCTCCATGCTCCAGGCAAAGCAAATGCTGTCGATGGGGATTTTAACCCCGAAGGATTACGCCACGATTGATACAATTATGGCCGAAAAATACGGGATATCTTCGTGTAGTTTATACCGCGGGATTGACTTGATATACGGTGAGTTCAGAGGTAATATGTCACACTACAAGGAGGTGACACAATGTCAGGAAAAATAACCACCGTATCAAAACCGCCGAAGCTGGAGCGTAAAAAGCGAGTCGCAGCCTACGCCCGTGTTTCCAGTGGCAAGGACGCCATGCTTCACTCGCTGTCCGCACAGGTCAGCCATTACAGCGACCTTATCCAGAGAAATAGCGACTGGCTCTATGCCGGCGTCTATGCCGATGAAGCCAAGACCGGCACGAAGGATTCCAGAGCGGATTTTCAAAGGCTTATTGCCGACTGCCATGCCGGAAAAATTGATATGGTGATCACCAAGTCCATCTCCCGCTTTGCACGAAATACGGTCACGCTGCTGCAGACCGTCCGTGATTTCAAAGCCTGGGAGGTGGACATTTTCTTTGAAGAACAGAATATCCACACCATGAGCGCCGACGGTGAACTGATGCTGACCATTCTGGCGTCCTATGCGCAGGAAGAAAGCCGCTCCGCAAGCGAAAACCAGAAGTGGCGCATCAAGCGGAACTTTGAGGAAGGAATGCCATGGAATGGAGCCATGCTGGGTTATCGTCTAAAGGACGGACGGTACGAGATCGTTCCAAAGGAAGCCGCGCTTGTCCGCCGCATTTATAACGAGTACCTTGCCGGTGACGGCTATCAGGCTGTTGCCAAACGGCTGACTGAGGAAGGTGTTCCGTCCCGCTTCGGTGGGAAATGGAACCAGTCTGTGGTTTCCAAGATACTGAGTAACTACACCTATACGGGCAATCTGCTTTTGCAGAAAACCTTCCGTGAGAACCATATCACGAAGAAAACCGTCATCAACCACGGTGAATTGCCTAAATACCACGCAGAGGATGCCCATGATGCCATCATCAGCATAGAGACATTTCATGCGGTTCAGACTGAGAAGGCACGGCGGGCGGCTCAGTTCAATAAGAAGCCAGCGCCGAGAACCACATACCCATTCACAAGCCTTCTGGTGTGCGACATCTGCGGAAAAAACTACCGCCGCAAGACCACCAAAACGGGCATCGTCTGGGTCTGCGGAACATTTAATACACTCGGCAAATCTGTCTGCGCTTCCAAGCAGATACCGGAAGCAACGCTTCAACAGGTTACAGCCGAAGTTTTGGGTGTAAAGGCTTTTACACGGGAACAGTTGCACAGTCAGGTACAGAGTATTCGGGTATGCAACGGAAACATTCTGGTTTTCTGCTTCAAAGACGGCTCGGAAGTGACACGCACATGGAAAGACCGTTCCAGAGCAGAAAGTTGGACGGACGAGATGAAGGAAGCTGCACGCCGAAAAACCTTAGAGAGGAGCAAGCACAATGCCTAAAGTAACCATGATACCCGCAACCATCAATCCGCTGACACACCTGCCGAAGGTGGCCGCGCAGAAGCGGCGTGTTGCAGGATATGCCCGTGTTTCCACCGACAGCGACGAGCAGTTCACCAGCTACGAAGCCCAGGTGGATTACTACACCAAATTCATACAGTCCAAGCCGGAATGGGACTTCGTAAAAGTATATACGGATGAGGGCATTTCCGGCTGTAACACCAAAAAGCGAGACGGCTTTAACAGCATGGTTTCGGACGCTCTTGCCGGAAAAATCGACCTCATTGTCACAAAGTCGGTCAGCCGATTTGCCAGGAACACCGTGGACAGTCTGGTCACCATCCGCAAGCTGAAGGAAAACGGCGTGGAATGTTACTTCGAAAAGGAAGGTATTTTCACATTTGACGGCAAGGGTGAGTTGCTCATCACCATCATGTCGAGCCTTGCCCAAGAAGAAAGTCGCAGCATTTCGGAAAACATCACCTGGGGACAGCGTAAGAGCTTCGCTGACGGAAAGGTGCATCTTGCCTATAAACGTTTCCTTGGCTACGAAAAGGGTGAGGACGGCAGACCTACCATTGTGGAAAGCGAAGCGAAAGTTGTTCAGCTGATTTACCGTCTTTTCCTTGACGGCAAGAGCCAAGCCGCCATTTGCGGATGTTTGGAGGACTTGGGGATTCCGTCACCGGGCGGCAAAGATAAATGGAGCAAGACCACGGTCACCAGCATTCTGCAAAATGAAAAGTACAAGGGGGATGCGCTACTCCAGAAGTCCTTCACGGTTGATTTTCTGGAAAAGAGGATGAAGCCCAACGAGGGTGAGGTGCCGCAATACTATGTGGAAGGCAGCCACCCTGCCATTGTTGACCCGGATGAATGGGATCATGTGCAGACGGAGTTTGCCAGGAGGAAAGCATTGGGCAGAGCCTACAGCGGAAAGAGCGTTCTTTCAGCCAAGCTGGTCTGTGAGGACTGCGGCGGCTTCTTCGGCTCAAAGGTCTGGCATTCCACCGACCGCTACCGCCGCACCATCTGGCAATGCAACAGCAAGTTCAAGGTTGAAGAACGCTGCCATACTCCCACGGTAAACACGGAAACCGTGCAGCGGCTTTTCACTCAAGCCTACAACCGTATGATGGAGAACCGGGAGCAGATCATCAAGGACTGCGAAACCATGCGCCGTGCGCTGACAGACTTTGCGGAATTGGACGCAGAAATTGAACGGCAGCTTGAGGAAACGCAGGTCGTAGCCGAACTGGTCAAGGCGGCAGTCAAGGAAAACGCTTCCACGGCGCAGTCTCAGGAGGCTTATCTGAGAAAGTATGAAGCCCTCACCGAGCGTTACGAAAAAGCCGCTGCGGAACTGGAGCGGTTACAGAACCTGCGTACTACGCAAAGTCAGCAAGACAAGGCAATGGCACTTTACATCCGCACCCTCAAAAAACAGCCGGTGGTGCTGCGTGAGTGGAGCGACACCATCTGGACGGTGATGGTCGAGAAGGCAATCGTCCACAGGAACGGTGCGATTACCTTCGTTTTCAAGAACGGCACAGAGGTCAAGGTCGGAGAATAAGATACAAGGTCGCAAGGTCGTTCGTATTTTGGGCGAACAGGTTTTGCGGCCTTTCTTTTGCGCTCTTGAGGAATAATTAAAATGTGCACACCCTTTTTGCCGAAAATGCACACCCCTCGACCCTTCGTTAAAAGGTGTTATGGGTGAAAATGAAAAAGGCTCTGCAACGACCGTTTTCGGAACGCCACGGAGTCTTATATCGTTAAAAAGTATCGAAAAAGCCTTGCAAATCAAGGACTTTGCAAAAAGAAACTGGACACCAATCAAGATACGCATTGTATCAAAATTGGTGTCCAGTTATGGTGCGAGTGACGGGACTTGAACCCGTACGTCGTGAAACACACGCCCCTCAAACGTGCCTGTCTGCCTATTCCAGCACACTCGCATTTATTAGATTTTTGTCGGTTTCTCAACTCAACAATCAAGATTATATCATAAGGCATTTAACTTGTCAACACATATTTGAAAGTTTTTTCAATTTTCTTACATAATTTTTTCTCTATCTGCAAAAAACGCATAAAAACTGAAACTTTATGCTTTTACAAGAATGACATCGGGATAGGCTGTATCCCGACATCATCCTATTTTCTGGCAATCAGCCGAGAATTTTTTCTGCAACTTTTGGCAATTCATCGAACGAACTGATTGTATATTCGGAATTTTCCGTTGTACCGAATCCGTATGATGCAAACACAAACGGAATTTCTGCATCTTTGGCGGCAAGCTGATCGCCGATTGTATCGCCGAGATACACAGCCTTATCAATGCCGTTACGCCCCATAACAAGCTTTATATTCTCACCTTTTGTCTGATTGGTTCTGCCCGACATTTCAAAATCGGAGAAATATTTTTCAAGCTTATGAGCAAACAAAAATGCCTCTATATATCCGCATTGACAATTGCTGATTATGCCGAGAAAATAATTCTTTGAAAGAATTTCAAGTGTACTTTCAAGATTATCATACAAATGACCGCCCGTTTTACGAAGTGACGGAATCTGTTCAGCGCAACACTCCTTTACAATTGCGACCGAATTTTCAAGCGTAAGTTCGGGCAACATTATTGACGCAATCTGTTCAACCGTTTTTCCCATATAGCTGTTCATTTCTTCAAGTGTAATTTGCTTTGTTGTTTCTTTATGTTTTTTAAGTATATCGTTCCACACAGGCAAAATCACATCACAAGTGTGCCACAATGTGCCGTCAAGGTCAAATAAAACTGCTTTTTTCATAAATTCATATCTCCAAATTAAATATGTTTAACGGACTCCCGTTGCCAAAACGATATTATCACAACGGATTTTGGTTGTCAAGGTATGGTGCTGTAGATATGTTGCTTTACTTGTGGGCGTTCGATAAATGCCCTACTGACTACAAAAAAATTATGTGGTAAAAACAAGTCCCGTCATATTCCCTATTGCAATTTGCTGTAATGGTAACTGCGAGTGACGGTGATTGCTATCCGTCCTCGCCAATGCGGCTTGTTCATCGTCATACTTTCATCAACGCTCTCCCTAAAAGCAGTCCACCAGACTGTTTTCTTAACGGTCGCCTTCAAGTCCCGTCATATTTCCTATTGCAGTTTGTTGTAGCGGTAACTGCGAGTGACGGTGATTGCTATTTGTCAAACTTCCGTCCTCGCCAATGCGGCTTGTTCATAGTCATACTTTCATCAACGCTCTCCCTAAAAACAGTCCACCGGACTGTTTTCTTAACGGTCGCCTTCAAGTCCCGTCATCGCTTGCTTGCATAAAATAGAAAAGACTTTATAATCAAAGGATCAAGTCTTTTTTTTGGTGCGAGG